TCAGATTCAGAATCGCAATTTGAATTCGGATTTGAAAGGCTTTCGTGTACCTTTTTTATCGAGTTGCACATTTCGAGATAATTTCCCTCAGGTATTATCTCGGAATTCAAGTCAATAAGACGCATTAAATTTGTAAGTTCATCCATTTTTAATATCTTAAAAAAAAATAATAAAAAACTCAACTAAGGTTTGGTATATTCACATTTATATCATAAAATGCATCTATAATTCTATTATTTGCATTCATAAAATTACAAATGTTTTCCATTTCGAGTTCGATATTGTCTAATTCTACAATATAACCATTCTGTAAACCTCTTGTGTGTTCATTAATTATACGCATATAATCTGTGAAAAACTCTTTACTATTAGAAGCGTGACCAATACTCTGTAATTCTTCTATAGTAACACATAAAGGTAAATTTAAGGCGCTACAATACGCAGTAAGTGCTTCTATTTTGAAACGAGAAGTTATACGGCGTCTTAATTTTGTTTGTATTAATAATTTTTTAATTTCTTTTCTTTTTCTAACGAGTACCATACACCTTTCGTATATAGTATCGTACGGATCATTTTGTAAGCTGCGAGGTAATACACGGTTACGATTATACGTATTTGTTTGTTCATTTTTATACACCTCGCTTAATTTATTACACATGTCTAAATAATCACCTTCAGATATACTATCCGAATGTTCATCTATAAATGTCATTATTTTATGAAGTGTATTAACACTCGACATTATTACTAAGTATTATATTTTATTTTTTAATTACCGATTTTGAAAGTAAAAGTAAAGCTTCTATAACTTCACCGATTTCTTTATGTTTTAAACAAAAACCGTTTTTACCGGCTCTGCAATAACATTTTTCGTAAGGACAATTTGGACGCATTTTTTTTTCGTTTTTATTTATTTTTTTATTTTATTTTAACTTAAGCTTCGTATTCACTCAAAATTTCACCTTCTTCGATATCTTCATCCGTTTCTTCTTCTTCACTATCGATTTCTTCTTCTTCATCTTCACTCTCGAAATCCTGAATAGTATCGTCGTCGATATTTTCAGGTAAAATAGAGTAAAGTTCTTCCCATTTAACATACCCTTGAATTTCATAATCATCGATTAAGTTGTCTAAATCAATTTTATCTAAAATACCCCAATCGTTTTCAAATAACCATTTCCAATAACCAAGTTTATTCCGAGTTATATTATACGGAAAAAGTTCAACGTTAGAATCGTTATCATCTTCAAACAATTCTTCCGTTTTTTCATCCATATAAATATTATACATGTAGTTTACAACGTCAATTTCTTTTTCAGATCTATAGTCTTTAGGTTCGTGAAAAAATGTAACGAAGTGTGCTTCGCCGTAAGAAGTTTTTACTTTTTTTTTATGAATACCAATGTATGCAATGTAATTTTTATTGTTTTTTGAAATTAAATGTTCCGGGTACCCAAATTCCGCTCTTAGACCATAAACTTCTGTATTATAGCCACAAAGATCGGAACATAGATCGCCTAAATGGTTAAGTTTAATGAGGGACGTACAGTTTTTTAATAATTCTTGTGTGAGATAAGGCATTGTGTTTGTGTTTGTATATATAATATTAAAAGTCTAATTGTTTAAGTATGATTACATTTTATTTAACCATTGTTTTTTGTGGGTCTTCGTTCATAGTTTCATCAGGCTTAGAAGGTAAAGTTTTTGTAAGCTCATTCCAATGTAAATCTTTGTGAGATAATTTATTTTTCATAATAAATTTTTCACCCGATTTAATATCGGTAAAGTATTTACTCAAATATTTAGTCCAGAAATCACTCTTATTGCTACGAACAACGCGAGGAATAAGAATCGTATCTTTTTTATTTGTAGATAATTTTTTCGAAACCATATCGATAAATGGTTCAATAATACCACTACACCCTTTGTTTTCGTGAATAAACTCAATGAAACGAATATCGTCACGGTCTTCGATTTTACTCAAACCAATGTAACCAATATAATTGAATTCCTTAGGGTTACACTCAATAGGGAAATCTTCATTGGGTTTAAGACCCCAAATTTCCATATCCAGTTTCCCATCACTTGCGATAGTAGAGAAAAGTTCATCCATTTCCACGACCTGTTCAAGCTCGGTGGTATTTTTTAACAATTGATAAAAGACAGACATTTTTTATATTTTTTATATTTTACATGTTATCTATATCACTTAGGTCTTCGTTAGCTATTAATATTTCCTCTGCGACTATTTGATAAAAGGCCATTTTATACGCTAAGAATCCAAAAAGTGTCGCACCCATGTTAAAATCAAAAGGTAAACTCGAGGAATTCCATACCGATTCTCCTAAAGCAAGAAATGTAGGTACTAATAACCTTTTATTTAAACCTGGTGTTTTTCCAATATTATCGACGTAAGATGAAAGTGAATCTACGTATATACACGATGCTATTGTACCTAAACTTGCAGATATACCATCAACAGGTGTATGAAAAATAAAATGGTACGTCGAGATCGCAGCTCCGTATCTCAGAGTCGTTTTTTTAATTTTAGTCTTTATTTGTTCATATTCTGCTATACCTTCTTTTCTTTTAACTGGACACGAAATTCTAAGTGTTTTTTGTGTAGGATTTATTATATTTAACATTAATTACTATACATTACAATTTATTCGTTAAGTATCTAATACATGATATCGATGTTAATATTTTCATCGTTAAAATATTTTTTTTTAAATTCTCGTTCTTTATCGAGAAATTCTTCACATCTGTTAACTGATTCGTATATACGAACTTGAATTTCAGTTAATCTATCTTCGTGTGTAAAATTATCTTGTTTTCTAGACATTTTTCTCCATTTTTCACCGAAAAGGTTTATGTATTTCAAATTACGCCTTTCGTATTCTAGTTCATTCAACAATGTTCTGTACAAAACCAATGAATACGAATCATATTCTTCACGTTTAAAATCGTCGTAACAAAACTCTTCATATGCCAGTGTTTTCATACGTTGGTAAAGTTGGCTCACCCCATTTTTCTTTCCATTTTCTGGCCAAAGTTTCGAGTCTTTCTTTTGAGAATCGTGTATTTCGTGATTGTTTTTCCGGGGCTCCTGGACACACAAGGTTTTCGTATTCGTATTTTTGAGATTTTTCCCATATAATCCTTTGAACGTCTTCACAGAGTTCATTTGTCGCTTGACAGAAAGCAATTTTGTAGTCGTGTGTGTGTAAGTGTATGTAGTCCATTTCATTTGTTTATTATTGTTTTTATTTCTTTATTTATATTTGAAATACTTAGGTTTATAATGAACAAATTCCTTATCATGTTTTGAATATTCTAAAATAACAATCTCACCGGTATCATTTTTTGATAGAATCTTGTTCGTATGAGAGTATATATTTTCTTTATTCACAACGTCTTGGTGAAATGATACACGAGATTCTGTTCTTTTTAACGTTTGTGTATTTGAACCCAATAAGCGAGATATACTAGAGTAAAACGAAAACATGCTATTATTTATGTTTATTTTTTTATATACTAAATATAATATGGTTTCACTCCAGGAGTTACCTAAAAAGATTCAGTATATAACAATAGATTCAAATTTTGTTACAGGTACAAATAATACCTTTTCTTTTAACCTCGAACTTTCATCTAATACACATATAACAGATATAAGTAAGGTATGTGGTTTAAAGGTTGTTGATTTTTATGTAACACAAGTAGGTACAAGTAGTTCTGGTACATCTAATGGTGCAAAGTACCTAGATATTATTTGCGAAGACGTACCAAAAGTTGCACAGATTCTAAATGAACGAAAGGGTGAAGTGTTTGCACGCATACCCTTGGAAAGATCATTTGACGGTTCTAGTAATTTAAAACTACACGATAAACAGTGGAAATCTTTTAATAGACCGACATCTTTATTTAATCCTATATCGATTAAAAAACTCGATTTTGATATCTATGAACAACAGGGTGATGGTGATTATGTAAAACTACAACCCAATTCGGAATGGTTCATGACATTAGAAGTTACGACAATAGACGTAAAAGAAAAACCTATAAACAAAGAAGTTCAAATTCTTGAGGCTTTACATAAACTTATCGGGAAGATAGATGAACTTAACGTAAATGTTAAAAAGCTTCCAGATAAGGAGGATATTGATAAAATGGAAAAAGAAAAAAAGAAAAAATATCCACTTTATTACCTTCTTACAGTAATTCTAATATTTGGAAGTGGATTTTATCTATTAAAACGTAAAAATGTAACTACACCTATGCAGGTACCAATGTCTGTACAACAAAGGTTTTAAATTTATTCAGCTTTTTTAGCTGGAGCTTTTTTAGCTGGGGCTTTTTTAGCTGGTGAAACAATTTTCTTTGCTGCTGTTTTAGAGGATGGTTTAGAAGTTGGCGCTGGGGTTGGTGCTGGTGCTGGGGTTGGTGCTGGTGCTGGGGTTGGTGCTGGTGCTGGCGCTGGCGCTGGCGCTGGTTTAGCGACTGGCGCTGGCGCTGGTGGTTCGATGAGATCAACGAGTTGTCTAAGTATACCATAAATAGCTTCTGGTCTAACCTTTGGTCTTTGAAATTCAGAGTCGATTTGGCTTCTAATGAAATCCATTGCGTAATATATATAAAAGAAATATTATCTTTATAGTAAATGTTATTCATCGGTCCAACTCCCCTGAGTGGAATTGGACAACATTGTAAAAAATATATGGATATCTTTCCTGAAGTTGGATATACTAAATATATTCAGATACAAGAAGATATACCCGAATCTGATAGTGCTTTTATATTCGCACTTCCTATAAAATATTGGTTGGATAAAATACCTGAAATTAAAAGAAAAATAAAAAATGTTACGTGTATGACCGTCTGTGAGACCGAGACGGTTCATGAAGATTATGGTAAGCTTTTTGATTTATTTGATAAAATTGCCGTACCAAGTGAATATTGCAAAAAAATATTTAAACGACAGTTCCCATCTAAACATTTTTACGTATTGCATGCACATATACCTGATAAGAGACCTTATACATTTTATCATATAGGTAATGTATACGATCCGCGTAAGAATTTTAATAAAATATTAGAATGTTTTATACGATTAAATAAACCTGATACTCAATTAATTGTTAAAGCAACGTGTAAATACCCGTTTAAAGTCAATATACCAAATGTTACTATTATTAATGATCTTTTATCAGATGAATATATGGAAGATATACACAATAAATCCGATTGTTATATAAGTTTTTCATCGTCAGAAGGTGTAGGTATGGGTGCAGTAGAAGCAGCTGTAAGAAATAAACCAGTTATTATAACAGATTATGGAGGTGCATCAGAATATATAGAAACGCCTTATACGATAAACTGTGAACTCCAGAAATTACCTAAAGATGATTTTTTATATAAAGCTGGTATGGAATGGGGCAAACCCAATGTAGACCAGCTAATAAAATTTATGGAGGATGCATATAACAAGAAATTAAGGTATATGGACCATCCGAAAACTCGTATGTTGACTTGTAAAGAAAATGTATTACAAGAATTCGTCGTTAATGTAATTGGTAATAAGAATAATCATACCGGTCAAAATAGCTCCGGAAGTGAGTGATCCCTTTTGGGCTATAAGCATGGCGACAATATCGTCTATAAATTTAATATTAGTTGGTTTTTTTAAAATTTCTGGAACTATTTGAGAAATAGCGAGGTAAAGAGCCATCCCTATTATAACAGGTCTGAGTGTTTCCTGGTCTAACATTTACTATTACAATATATTTAATTTTTAGAAGAATGTTTTTTACAATATTTTCCACAAGATGCTTTAAATGTACATTTTTTTCCAGACATTGTTGTCGCACAGCATATGACAGTTTTTGTTCTATTGTGAATTATATTTTCCGGGACTACTTCTATAAACTTTATTTTACTCTTTTCTCTTTTATCATCGTACTTTTTACGAGACTCTCTAAGTTTATGAATACTTCTCGCAAAACGTTCACACTTTTCTTCTTGGTTTTTATATAAACATAGAGCAATATCTAAATCTTTTTGTTCATACAACATGTTCATTTTGGGTTTGGGTTTGATTCCTAATATATATTATATATTTCGCAACTGAGGTTATAAAAATACATATAATTATAGAATTACAAATAACATAATACCATAAATATTCATATATACCCAAAAATGTTGTTAACAGCATAGCAAACATAATATACACAGTGTACACGATAATACCGTACAGATTGTTATTTTGAACACTATGTAATGGTAATACACATGCAATACAATTAGATATAGATATCATGTTATCATATAGAAGTGAATAATATGCACTAATTATAATAATAAACAAATTTAACCAATATACAATATTCGGTTCAAATATTTGATAATCAGGTTGTCGTACTTGTTGTTGAATTTCAGGATTAGGTAACACTTCTAATATAGAAGGTCTTTCTTCTTCATAATTTATACCTACACAATGAGTTCCATCGGGTTGTATAATTTCATTATAATACATAAAAGAATAATAAATGTATCTTTTATGTACATTAATTGTAAAGGATTTTGTTTCAATTGTAACGCACCTTTGAAGCCTTATATTAAATCGAATAATTATGAGGTTCGAGAACTTATTAGGAAATATAGACGTATTAACCCAATCTGGTTATACAATAATGAAACGTATTATAAGTTTTATGGAAATGTATTGAAACGTGTATGTTTTTCCTGTTTTACAACCCTTAAAAAACCAAGTAAAAGACAATTACTTTTAAGAGAGATAGGTAAAACTAAAAATATAACAGCTAATTCTTTATCGTTAACAACAAAAGATATGTTATTTTGGTATCAAAGTTTGCACAGATATGTGTCCAAAAATTTTAAAAATAGACAAATGATCGTGTATAACTCCATTTAAAAAATTATATATAATAAGTAGTATGTGCGATACCAGTGGTCCAAATACAGGGTCTATAATATCACTGAATGCAATAGGTAAACAGGATACGTATTTGATAGAAAATGATCAGACTAAATCTTTTTTTAAAAATAAAAGTAAAAGACATTCTAATTTTACAAAATTTCATAAAAGTACTATTGTTAATAAACCATCCGATGCTTCAGCAAATTGGCCGTTTAATCAAAATGTTAGCGTAACACTTAACCCAAGAAATATGGGTGATCTATTATCAAATATGTACATTTCGTTTGATTTACCAGCGGTTTCTAATTCTAATTTTAACTTTTCTGACCAAATTGGTCGTCACGTTATAAAGTCGGTGACTA